GTACCATTACGCTCGTCCGTATTTCCAAATCAAATAGGCATTACCCCCATACCAACTCAAGATCAAATTAATAACAAAAACGGTAAAATTGACCTTATTAGCGAAAATAACAAAGGTAATCCGAATGATATTAATCCAGAACGTTTTACCAGTGAAAGTCTTCTTGCTTCAGCTTACGAAAAGGCTAATTCTGGTAGAACATCTGAACTAACTACTGCGGAACAGGCCGTATTGTTTGGACAACGTGGTCAACAGCTTAACCCAGCAGAGATGACGCAACTTGCTCAAGTATATCAGAACACTGGCAAGATTCCAATGACTAAAGAATTTCAAGATTCAATTATTAAATCTATGAGAGACCCTGAATCTATTTCTGAAACTATTGATGGTAATATTTCTAAAACTATTGGTGGTAAGCGTAATACTAGGGGTGCTACAGATGCTGAAATAGAAGCTTACAAAAAAGCTAATCCAATTGGTCAAGACATTAATCCAGATTGGAAACCTTATGAAGAACTAACGGGAGCAGAGAAGTTTGGAAGAGGTGTGCAGAACGTTATTACATTTCTTATTAAAAACGCTACATCCGGTATTATTGACTTTGATAAAATGAATAAAAACTTTTCAGATAAATACCTTTCTGCTTATCAAGACCCCGGTCAAACTGGTGGACAATTTCTTTATGGAAGCGAAACTAACGATGACATTAGTAAAACCGAATCTGGTGACAAAAACTTTGATAGGCTTGTAGAACTTAGCGGTACGGAAAGAGGCGCTGAACCTATTTTAGAAGGAGTTATGGGTTCGGATGGTGAACTTGTAAGAGGGTACGATAGATATAAAAACACTATAGATGGTGTCGAAAAAGTTGTAGACGAAGGGCTACAAGACGATATAAATTTTTGCCCACCGGGTTTTTATTATGATCGTGTAGTTGAATCATGTATGCCTATTGAATCACTTACTGATGATACAGAAGCTGGAGATGGCCCACCAAATACTATTAGGCCACGTCCACCAAGTACACCAAGACCGCCTACTACAAATCCAACACGTCCGCCCGTTTCTCAACCAATTTCAGGTGGCGTAACTATTCGTAAGCCTAAATTTTTTCGAGATGGCGGATCAGTAACACCTAATATTGATAGTTTCTTTAGCGGAATGGGAAGATAAAATGGCAAAACTAACGGCACGACAAGAAGCGACGATGAAAAAGCACAAGGTTCATCATACTGCAAAGCATATGAAGGACATGAGAAGCGCAATGGAATCTGGAAAGACTTTTACGCAGGCTCACATCATTGCAAAGAAAAAGCAAAAAGATAAAAAGTAATGGATAATCTTGGCAGTTTTTCGGAGTATCTAACTGACGAAGAGTTAGCCAAGGTTGCTCCAATGCTTGAGCGTTTAACTACGCTAGACAAACGTGCTCAAAAACAGAACGACTATATGAGCTTTGTAAAGCACGTTTGGCCTCAATTCATTGAAGGCAGACACCACAAGATTTACGCTGAAAAGCTACAAGCCGTTGCAGATGGTAAGTTAAAAAGATTAATTATTAACATGCCACCTCGTCATACAAAGTCTGAGTTTGCAAGTTATTTGTTTCCAACTTGGTTAATGGGCAGAAGACCTGACCTAAAAATTATTCAAGCAACGCACACGGCAGAACTTGCTGTTGGTTTTGGTCGTAAAATAAAAAACCTTATTGAGAGCGAAGACTTCAAGGATGTATTTCCTGAAGTTAGCTTGGCTGCTGATGCGAAGGCCAGCGGACGTTGGAGTACAAACAAAGGTGGCGAATACTACGCTGTTGGTGTTGGAGGTGCTTTGGCTGGTCGTGGTGCGGACTTGGCTATTATTGATGACCCTGTATCTGAGCAAGATGCTTTAAGTGCGACTGCTTTGGATAACATATACGAATGGTATACATCTGGCCCAAGACAACGTTTACAGCCCGGTGGCGCGATTATTATCGTTATGACACGTTGGTCTATTCGTGATTTGACTGCTAAGGTTTTAGCAAAACAAAGTGAAAAAGGTGCTGATAAGTGGGAGATTGTAGAGTTCCCTGCTATTATGCCATCTGGCGAATCATTATGGCCTGAATACTGGGCTTTAGAAGAACTAGAAGGCGTTAAGGCTTCTATTCCTGTTGCCAAATGGAATGCGCAGTACATGCAGAACCCTACTGCTGAAGAGGGTGCAATCATTAAACGTGAATGGTGGAAAGTCTGGGATAAGGACGATCCTCCTGAGTGTAGTTATATTATTCAAAGTTATGATACCGCGTTTAGTAAAAGCGACAGGGCTGACTATAGTGCTATAACAACATGGGGTATTTTTACCGATGAGCAGACGCACCAAGAGCATATTATATTATTGGATGCTGAACGTGGTCGCTGGGAGTTTCCAGAATTAAAAGCTGAAGCTTTGGAGTCATATAAGCTTTATGATCCTGATATGGTTTTGATAGAGCAGAAGGCGAGTGGAATGCCATTAACGCAGGAGTTACGGCGTATGGGTATTCCTGTAACACCGTTTACTCCTAGCCGTGGTGCTGATAAGTTTACGAGAATGCACGCTTGTGCGCCTGTGTTTGAGAGTGGCATGGTATGGTTTCCTGAGACTAACTTTGCTGATTTAGTTATGGAAGAATGTGCCGCTTTTCCGAATGGTGAACATGATGACTTGGCGGATTCGATGACACAGGCTATACTACGTTTTAGACAGGGTGGTTTTATTACGACTCCAAGTGATTATGACGATGAAGACGAGGCGGCGTTTTACCGTCAGAAACGCGAATACTATTAGGAGACTATTATGGCTAATGAAGATGTTAAAAGAGCACTAATGGAGGCTTTAGGTGGGTCTACTCGCCCACGCTCACGTCCACAAGGTATGGGCGAGTCTGGCAGAGCCATTTCCAATGCTGACAAGCTGAAGATGATGATGCGTGAATCTGAAGGCGTTGGCGAAGCTGACACGAAAATTTCTCCTGAACAAATGAAATTGCTTGAATTAATGATGCTGCAACAGCAAGGCGTAAGAGATAAAGCTGAACGCAAAGCTTTCCCACCACCGTCCATGATGAAAAAAGGCGGCGAAGTTAAACGCAAAAAGAAGCCTAAGATGGGCGCTGTAATGAAGGGCCGTGGTGGCTCATATAAAGGAATGAAATAATGGCTTCTAAGAAAAAAACTTTTGTGGAATCTCAACCTGAAGGTGCTTTAAAGGGTACTTTTTTTGATTACGTTCCAGATGCTTTACAAGTTGGTAATTATCTTAAACAGTTTATGTCTAAAAAAGATTCAGAACCACAATCAGGTACTGGAAAAGCTGTAATGAAGGGCCGTGGAACTAAATTTAAAGGAGTAAAGTAATGAAAAATCCTAGTAAAAGTCAGGTTGGTCTTAAAAAACTTCCTAAAGACGTTCGCAATAAAATGGGTTATTTTGCCAATGGCGGCAATGTTCACAAGATGCCAGACGGTTCAATGATGTCAGATAACGATCCATCTATGGGAAGTTACGAACATGGCGGTCAGGTTTCAAACTCTGGTCACTCTCGTGGTGGCGGTGCAGCACTCAGTGGCACTAAGTTTACTGGGGTGAAGTGATGCCTAAAATAACCATAGACATTCATCTTCCTTATGATGATATGCCTGAATATGACATGCCTGAAGATGAGGTATTGATTGTTGAAGACATTGTTGATGAGGACGTTTCAGAAGAAATTGTTATTACTTGCCCCACTTGTGGACAAGTAATTGCTGAAGATGTTGATGAAGACTAACCGCAGCATTATGACAGGAGCCTAAAATGGCGATTGAACAAGGATTAGGTGCTGGCGGAATTCCCGACGAGCCTATGGTTGAAGATAATACCCGTATGATGGAACTCCCCGATCTTCTTCCTGAAGTTCCGGGCGTTACTGAGCTTGATGATGGAAGTGTCATTGTTGGCGAATACGAAGAAGAAGGCGAGCCTGTAGAAGAAATCGAGTTCGAGGGGAACTTGGCTGACGTTATGGACGAAGGCGATTTAAACGATATATCTTCTAGTCTTGTTGGTTCTATAGACGATGACCTTTCTGCCCGTTCTGACTGGGAAGACACTTACAAGAAGGGCCTTGAGTTCCTTGGCATGAAGACTGAGGAGCGCAGTGAGCCGTTTGAAGGTTCTTCTGGCGTTATCCACCCGTTACTTGCTGAGAGCGTTACACAGTTTCAAGCTCAAGCTTACCGTGAGATGCTACCATCTAGCGGACCTGTCAGATCACAGGTTGTTGGCGCTCAGAACGAAATTCTTGTTAAGCAGGCAGAGCGCGTTAAAGATTATATGAATTATATGATCACTTACGAAATGGAAGAATACGATCCTGAGATGGATCAGATGTTGTTCTATCTCCCTGTGATTGGTTCTACATTCAAGAAAGTTTACTTCGATCCTTTAAAGGGTCGCGCTGTTAGTAAGTTTATTCACGCTGAAGACATCATCGTGCCTTATGGCGCGTCTGATTTTGCGTCTTCGCCTCGCATTACACATCGTTTGTCTATGGATTCTAACGAGATTCGTAAGCTACAACTTGCAGGCTTTTACCGTGATATTGATCTTCCTAGCGATTCTGAAGGTAGTGATTCTTCTATGGATGAGGTCGAAGAGTCAATTGATGACATCCAAGGCATTCACCCTTCTGGTCCTTCCGAAGAACTTACATTGTATGAAGTTCACACATCCTTAGACATTGATGGCTTTGAGGATTTGGGTGCTGATGGCGAGCCTACAGGATTAAAGCTTCCGTACATTGTAACCGTGATTGCTGACTCAGGTGACGTTCTTTCTGTGCGCAGGAACTACGATCCAATGGACCCTATGAAGCGTGCAAAGCAGTATTTTGTACACTACAAATTCCTGCCCGGTTTGGGCTTTTATGGCTTAGGTCTAACGCATATGATTGGTGGATTGGCTCAAGCTTCTACGTCTATCCTGCGTCAACTTATAGATGCAGGCACGCTCTCTAACCTACCAGCAGGCTTTAAAGCCCGTGGCGCTCGTATCCGTGATGAAGATTCTCCCCTTCAGCCCGGTGAGTTCCGCGATATTGATGTGGTTGGAGGCACCCTGCAAGGCTCTTTGATGCCCCTCCCTTTCAAGGAGCCTTCAGGGACGCTTTATAACCTTCTTGGTACACTTGTAGATGCTGGACGTAGGTTCGCATCAATGGCTGACATGAAGGTTGGCGAGATGGGCGGAGATACGCCTGTTGGAACTACAATGGCTATCATGGAGCGTGGCACTAAAGTTATGTCCGCTATCCACAAGCGTTTGCATTACTCTCAGCGTATTGAGTTTAAGCTTCTGTCTAAGATTTTCTCTGAGACTGTGCAGGCTTATCCGTATCCAGCAGACATGCAGATGGGTCCTGAAATCTTTGCACAAGACTTTGATAATCGCGTAGATGTTCTGCCTGTTTCTGATCCTAACATATTCTCTATGTCCCAGCGCATTGCATTGGCACAGACAGAGTTGCAGTTGGTTCAATCCAATCCACAGATACACGGTGGGCCACAGGGTTTATATCAAGCGTATCGCAAGATGTACGAAGCGTTAGGCGTAACTAATATTGATGGCATTCTGCCACCTCCGCCTCCGCCTCCCCCACCAGTTAATCCATCTAAGGAAAACCAGTTGGCTTTACAGGGTGCTCCGTTACAGGCATTCCCAGAGCAAGACCACGAGGCTCACATAGAGGCTCACATGGCAGTTATGTCTACTCCAGCCATGCAACTGAACCCGAATGCCATTATGGCACTACAGGGCCACATACAGGAGCATATAGGTCTACTTGCAGAGGCGCAGGCAGAACAGGAAGTTATGTCTCAGATTCCTCCAGAGCAAATGCAGATGATCCAGCAACAGGCTCAGATGATGCAACAACAAGGGCAGATGGGTGGAACACTAGGTCAACAGCCTCCTCCTGATCCTATGGCGCAGTTTAAGCCACAGATTGATTCCCTTGCAGCACAAATTATTGCTGATCTTACAGAGGAGCTTGTGCAGGCGGTTACTCCACCTGAGCAGTCTGATCCACTTGTGGACATTAGGAACCAAGAACTCCAGTTAAAGGCTGCTGACTTACAGCGCAAAGAAGCTGAGTTTGAGATAAAGCAAGAGTTTGCTCGTGAAAGAGAACAGAATGACGTTCTTACCGCGCAGCAACGTATTGATGTTTCTGAGGCCGCATTATCCGATAAGACTAGAATTGCAGAAAACCGCATTCAAACACAGAGAGACATTGCGGCTTTAAACTCTAACACAAGGAACCAATAAAATGGGATCAGTAAGAGATAAAATGATTGAACAAATTCGTGCAGCAAAGCGTGGGACTGTCATAGCAGAACCTGTTGTTCAAGTAGAAGTTGTTGTAGAAGTGAGAGCGCGGGATGAAAACGGACACTTTATTGCAGATGACCCAGCCACACCAGAAAACGAAGCGTGGACTAAAAAGCCAGTTGCAAATCCTGCCAAAAATAAAAAAACAAAAGTCAAAAAATCTAAGTAGGTTCAGCAGTATTGCAAGGCCCCAGAGATTCCAAGGTATTTTCTGATTTCTTGGTATTTCTACTTGTATCTCCCGCATAATCTCATACTATATGCGGTATGGATGCACTACACTTAGCAGAATATCTATATAAGAGCATTCGTGAGCGCGATGCCCGTCTAAAAGACAGGCTTGCGGACGGTTCGATACAAACCTTTGAGGAGTATCGGTATATAGTGGGCGAAATACGCGGCATGGCCTACGTTGAGGAAGAACTCAAAGTCGCGATGAAAGGTATAGAGTACGCGGATGACTAAAAAGTTATTTGTGCCAGAACACGTTGCAAGAGCAGCGGGAAATGTCACGGGAGAATCTTCAGAGATTCCCAAACCATTAGAAAATGCCTTTGGTAAAGGTGCCAAGAACAAAAACGCAGATGATCCTTCAGAAATAAAGCAATCATCTTTAGAGAGACTGCCACAGCCTACAGGCTACCGCGTCCTCATCATTCCTTATTATCCTAGCGAGAAAACAAAGGGCGGAATTATCGTTCCTGATTCAGTTCGTGAGCGTGAATCTTTCGCCACAGTTGCGGCCTACGTTGTTAAGCTAGGACCAGACGCATACAGCGACACCCAGAAGTTCC